CGTTCCGACATGCACCCGGCGGACTGGTGCGCTGAGCACGTCTATCTGGAAGGATCGGAACTATCCTCCAGGTTCGACCCGGAGCAATTCCGGTGGTGGCGTAAACCGATGGGGCATTACGCCGATTACTCGACCCGCCACATGGTTTGCATCGTCCCGCCCGGTTTCGGCAAGTCGGCGTTTTTCGAGGCAATCTCCTGTTGGATTGTTTCCGAGAATCCAGGGCCGACTCTCTACCTGACGCAGAACGATACGACCGCCGCGCAATGGCTGGAGACGCGGGCGAAGAAATCATTCCGCCGGTGCGGACCGCTTCAAGCCCTCTGGCCGACTAACGAAAGAAACGCATTCAGGAAAGACGCGATGATCTGGCCGCACATGTTCTTTCTCGCCGGTGGGGCGAATATCTCCAACACTCAGGAAGTTTCTATCCAACACGGACTCAGCGACGAGGGGTGGAAGTGGAAACACGGAATCGTTCGCGAGTGGCTCGCCCGTTCCCATAACAGGGAAAACCGGAAATTCGTAATGTGCTCTCAGGCTGGTGAAATTGCCAGCGAGGAGGGCGTGGGGCAAACGTCTGAGCTGCACTTGGAACATGACAAGTGCCGGAAGTGGGAGTTTGGTTGGCGTTGCCCGTCCTGCGGTGTTGCGCACCCATTCACTTTCGAGCAGCTGAAATTTGACGAGCGTTCCGACGACCAATCGACCGCAGACACTACCCGCCGCGTCTGCCCGTCATGCGCCACGGAATATGCCGACACGCCTGCCGTGCGACGAATGCTCCACGACTCACTCAAAGAGGATGACGGATACATCATGGTTTCCGATGACGGCTTGCGCGGCTACGAGGGATTCCATGTCGATTACGGTGCGAACTGGCGGATCGCGTGGGGCGTGGACGTGATGCAGAAGCTGGGGGCGGATCGGCAGATGGCGATTGGGGATGATACGCTCTTGAAGGCGTGGTATCAGAAAAACCGGGCGGTGGGATGGTGCGACCAGAACAGTATCCAGAAAATTGAACTGAGGCGGAGCGGCTATACCGAGGGGGATTATATTGAAGCGCGGAAGATCGACGGGGAACAATGCCGATTCCTGACCGCTGACGCTGGGCTTGATCACTGGTGGGTTACGATCCGCGCATGGGCTACCGGCGGTGCATCCAAGCTTTTGTTCTTCGGATACATCGGGCGAGAGTCGGACTTGCTGACGCTGGAGGAGAAATACGCCGTCCCGAAAAACTGCTGTTTTATGGACGTGGGTTTCCAGCAAACCGAGATTGCGGAGGTTGTGGCAAGACTTGGATGGAGAGGTATCAAGGGCAAATCTGACACCGGCGACAACATCACCCATCTTTTCGACTGGGAAATCAAGACAGGTCCCAACGCGGGGAAGATGGAGCAACGCCTTTTCTCGAAACGGAAAATCACCAAGTCGAAAACCGGGAAAGCCATCGAATATTTCCACGTATCAACAGAAAGATTACAGCACATCCTGCAACGACTGATCGACGGCGAGGGCGCGGAATGGTTAGCGTATGATGATGCCCCACCATCCTACGCAAAACACCTCAACGGCGAGCGATTGGAGACGAAAAAGAACGCGAAAGGCCGCGAGGTGAAGAAGTGGACAAGGAAGGGTGCTCAGCACGGGCGAGATTGCGAAATCTACAATCTAGCAGCGGCGTTCATGTTTAAGGTCTTCCGTCCAGCCGTGGAGGATTTATCGGAAGATACAGAATCCGGTTGAAACCCGCCTTGACTTTGCCGACATGCATCCCACTCGGGCGGCATGTCACCGTTTTTGCAGGCCCGCGCTATCTTTCGGGCGATCCGTGGCGATTCTGACGCAATAGAGGCCCAGCGAGCGAATCACACCGCGCTTGTAGCGTCCATCACCGGCACGAATGGCGGGATGCAGGTCACTGAATCCACCGTCAACGGGCAGTCATTCACCGCCAAGCACGCCTCGACGCCGCAGGATCGGCTGCATGTGCTTTCTCTGCTTATGACGATGCTGGATAATGACTCGGCTGGAACAAAAACAGTGGTGGGGAGGTTCCGGTAATGGCGATCCTCAACCAATACGGGCAACCGGCGAGCTATGGCGGCAGACCCGCCCGCAGCGCGAACCTCGGTGGCGGGAATCGCCCTTCTGAGCCGTGGAATATCCGCGACGTGGGGAAAGCCGTCCCGAAAATGGACCGGCGAATGATGGTTTCGGCGTCGAAGTCGCTCTACCTGAATTCCCCCATCCTAAAAGGCGCAATCGACCAAAAGGCGATGTATGCCGTGGGTAACGCATGGTTGCCGGTCTATAAAGGATCGGACAAGGCCTATGGCGACGCCGCGAAATCATGGCTGACCGGGGAATGGTATGAGATTTGCAACATCGTCGGGGATTCGTCCGATTTCGTCTCCGACCTCTACCTGGCATCGGTGGCAATGGACCGTGACGGCGAGATTTTCGAGTATTTCACCGCCACTCCGAACGGCTACCCGCAGATCCAAATCATCCCGAGCCATCGCATTGACGCAGGCGGGTTGCCGGAAGGAAAGATCGAAAAGGGTTTGTATTCCGGTGATAGATTCGTCCATGAGGACGGGATTATTTACTGGAAAGACACCGGAAAGCCCGCCGCGTATTCGTTCGTTGACGCTAACGGGCAACACGAAAAATTCATCGATGCCGCATTTATCAAGCACACCTTTGAAAAGGCATGGCCTGAACAACGCCGTGGATTACCACTATTCTGGGCGAGCCTGAACGGACTGAGGGACATCCTTCAGAGCGAGGAATGGGAGAGGATGAACCTGCTTTCTATGTCATCTCTCAACTACACGATCCACAATGAATCCGGCGGTCCCGACATGGATGAACCGGACTACGTGGCACCGGAAGGATGCGGAGACATCGCAATCAAATACCTCGCTGGAGGACAAATCATGTATGCGAAGGCAGGTTCCGGCGAGAAGTTGGAACAGCACCAGAACTTCCGCCCCGGCAATCCGTGGCATGAGTTTTACGACATGCAAGTCCGGCAGGCGATGGTCGAAATCAACTGGCCAATGTCGCTCTGGAAGCCATCCGGGCAAGGCACGGCGGAACGGTCTCAAATCGGCCTAGCGTGCCGTAGTGTCGAAGATCGGCAGTCAATGCTGACCAAGATAGCCAAATGGCGTGTCGTCAAATCTCTTGCGTGGGCCATGGAAAACGGCCGCGTCAAAAAATCCTCCGACTGGTGGAATTGGTCATTCACGAAGCCGCCAAAACTAACGATTGACGACGGGCGGACCAGTAAGGAGCGACTTGAAAAGTTCAAGGCTGGCATCATCAACCAGACAAGCATGATTGGAGAGGAAGGGAATTCCTTCGACGAAAACCTGATCGAGCGGGGCGAGGAAATCGCCGCCCGCGAAATGAACCGCCGCGAAATGGAGAAAAAATACGGGATCGAGATCGACCCGAGATATTACCTCATGCTCACGCCAAACGAAATGGCACCGCAGGAACCAAGCTCAACGACTACTCAAAATGAACCTGATTGAAATCACCAACAAGAGCGGGAAAATCAAGCTCAACGACATTGTGCAACAACCGGTCATGGATCGGCTCATTTCCGAGATCGGCAAGATTTTCGGCGCGAATGCGGCTGAATCTGGCCAATACACAGGTGAGTTGATCAACTGCTACGAAAACGCGGTGGATACGTTGGAAATCGAGATCCACTCCCCAGGCGGGAGCGTACTCGATGGCTACACGCTTTATTCCGAGATCAAGAAGATGCAGGCTCGCGGCGTCCATGTTACCGCCACCATCAACAGCCTCGCGGCCTCCATGGCATCGGTGATTGCGATGGCGGCAGATAAGATCCGCATGGTTCCAAACGGAAGAATGATGATCCACGACGTGCAAACAGGAATCCGTGGAAACGCTCAAGAACTCCGCAAACAGGCTGATTTGATTGACGATATGAGCAATGAGATCGCCGATATTTATGCCAATCGGACGGGTGCGACGACGGAAGCGATGCGCGGAAAAATGAAGGAGGAAACATGGATGAGCGCAAAAGTCGCACTCGCAGAAAAATTCATCGATGAGATTTACGATCCAGCCGATGCAAAAAAGACGGTTGACATTGCCGACGCTGAACCCACTTCCCGCGACATGAGTTTACTTGCTCGCCTTACCAATCCTTCCGACACCGAAGCGCAAGAGCGCATTGTGGCCTTGGAAGCGTCCATCTCTCAGCACGATCAAGTGATTGCCGACTATGAGGCAAAGCTAGCCATCGCCGAAACCGCGCTCGCTGAAGTCGAAGTCGTCAGGGCCGAAAATGTTTCGCTTACAGCGCAAGTCGCCACCATCCCGGATCTTGAAGCGTCCATCGCTCAACTTACCGAAAAAGCCGAGATCACCGAAACCAAGATCGGAGAAGCCGCCGCGCAGTTGCTCGCCGCTCAGGGTCATGGTGCTCCGGTTGATTTGAGCGGCACAGCGGTTGCAGAAGGTGAAAAGCAAAACCTTCTTGAGCAATACGCATCCCTCTCAGGCGTTGAAAAGCGCGAATTTCTCGCAAAACACGCTGCGGAACTTCGCCAACTTGAACGCGAAAAACCCTAATCCTAATCTCTCCAACAATTCTAACCAACTAATCCAATGGCTAACTCAATTACAGGCGTCAACGACGACATCATCTCTTCCAGCGTTCTGTCTGGATTCACCGCAGGAATCGCCCCGATCATGGCTCTGTCCACCGATTTTTCTTCGGATGCAGCCCGCAAAGGGGATAAGATTTCTGTTCTTCGAGACAACACCGCAATCGACGCAGCCGCCGACAAGGCGACTCACGCCGCATATACAATCCAAGATTGTGACTCGGACGCATTCGAAATTTCACTTGGCCAGCCCAAGTATGTTTCTTGGAGTCTCGACGACACGGAAATCGCGCAAAGCTCGGTGCTCAACCTTGAACTCTACGGTCGCCGCAAGGGCAACAAGCTGGCCGCAACCATCCTCGCCGACATCCTCGCCCCGGTTACTGCCGCCAACTTCGGATCTGCCGCCTTCACTGGCGCGGCCTCGACCTTCGACGCTGACGACGTAGCAGACATCAAGAACGCTGCCGACGTAGCCAACTGGGATGATCAAGACAGGTATCTGGTTCTTGCGCCGGCGTATTACAATGCGCTCTTGAAGGACGCCGCGATCCAATCCGCCGACGCATTCGGCGGTTTGGAAGCGATCCGCCAAGGCAAGGTTCCAACTCTCATGGGTTTCCGCCTCATCATGAGTAACCTCATCCCGGCGAACGGCGAAAACTTGGTTGGATTTGCCAGCTCGACCATGGGACTTGCAACCGCGTTCCGCTACCTGCAGCCGCAAGACGGCAACACCTACCACCGCGCAGAGCGTCTCACTGATTCCAGTGGTATGACCCTCGGCTTGCGTGATTGGTATAACAACGACACCGGCACCCGCAACCGAGTGATTGAGTCCGTTTACGGTAAGCAAGTGGGACTCTCCACTGGCATCCTTCGCATGGTTTCCGCTTAATCCACCTAACCGGGGCGGGGTAATTCCCGCCCCATTCCCCAAATAATCAAATGTCAGCATACGCAATTCTCGTCGGTTTCAAGAACGGTAAACAGGAATCCGTTTTGGTCGATGACCCGGCACTCGTCAAGATGGCGTTCAAAGATGAAGTCTTGAAAGGGCCGGGTTGCAAATTCGATTCACTGGAAGTCATCGATACCCGCCAAGGACGCATTAAGCGGTGGCGGAACACCAAGGCCGCGACTCCCGCAACCAAGGAAAAGACTCCCGCTAAATAATCTCTGTTTGTGGTTGTATTCATGCTCGCCCGTCGCCTGTTCAACCGGGCGGCGGGCTTTTTCTTTTAATGCCATGTCCATCCTATCCGACTTTACCGCCGCCTGCCACTCCGTCGCCGCCGTGGTGATTGGAACGGAATCAATCACCATCGGCGGCGGTCCCGCGATTGCTGGCACGCTGGCTGAATCCGACTTCCACCGCAATTACGAGGAGGGCGGATTCGAACAATCCGCCTCTCTGGAATTTGTGATTGGGCTATCCGCGTTCGTCGCCAACTACCCCGCTTCCCCCAAGACCTACGAGGGCAACAAGGCGACTGCTCGCGGCGACACCTGGCGGATTGGTTCCATTTCGGTCGGTGCTTCATTCGTGAAAATTTCCCTCATCTCATCCAATAAATCCGCATGATTTCC